GGCCTGAGGTTTGCCTCCGCGATACGAGACCTTAGGTCGGTGAAGTCCGCACCCTCAGGAATGTTTCCCACTCTCTTGGCAAGGGTGTCGCTTAAGGACTCAGTAGGAACGCCTGGACGGAGGCCGCTCTCTTCCTCGCCACGGAGGTGTTTGATGATCGCGTCTTTGATCTTGTCCTTGGTGGTGATCCCTTTCAGGTTCACATCGTTGTGCTTAGCCAGGGCCTTCAGGTCGGCAACGGTGTGCTCATCCAACAGGTTGCGAGCAGCCTGATCAGTCTTGGCAGCTTTCAAATGTGGGGTGAGTGGACCTGGTGCAATGGCCCCCAGTTTGCCCCCGGTCCCTACCTCTTCACCGAGCAGTGCACGCTGCAACTGCTCCTTGTTCATGGTGGAGAAGCCACGGATCTTCTTTTCCCGGGCGGCCTGACGCAGGGCTGTCACGGTCTTGGGGAGACCGGCCTCATCAGCCCGGGTCTGAACCTCACTTACCGCCTTGGCGGCAGGAGCAGCCTTAGCAACAGACGGCGCAGCAGCCTTGGCAGCCTTCTTGACCGGAGCAGCCTTTGCAGGAGCTTCAGCCTTAGGCGCAGCAGCCTTGGCTGCCTTGGTGACACGTGGTGCCTTCTCCTCATGGCGCTTGAACGCCGTGTTACCAGCATGGGCAACCGTTGAGATCCGTTCACCATCAGGCCCGGTGCCGTGCAAAATGTAACCGCGCCGGGTACGACGACCACCCTGGCTGGCCATACCGATCCCGGACTCAACTCGATCCACCGTGAGAGGAGTGGCACCGGTCTTGGTCGTGGTACGGACCCATTCACCAGCATTGTTCTTGCGAACAAGAACCTTGTCACCCGTCTTCATTTGGACCGGGTTGACCGTGGGCTTCTGCTCACCGGTCTCAGCACGACGGGCGGCAGCGGCAGCGTTCTTTTCGGTCTGAGAAACAGGTACGGCCTTAGCAACCTTGGCAGGAGCGGGAGTGGCCTTCTCGGGAACAGCTTTCTTAACCGGGGCCGGGGCAGCCTTCTTAGCCTCAATGCCACTCAACGCTGTGCCATGATCCTGGCCAGCCCGACGCCGAGCCAGATACCGGGCCTTCTCCTGGGTGTTCAAACCGTCATAAGCAGAACGCTCATCCCCAGTCAACTGCTTGACCGTGGTGAACTTCCCAGCAGGCTTAGGTGCCTCGGGCTCAGGTGTAACAGCTTCAGGTGCCTCAGGGGCTGTGGCTTCCGGAGTGCGGTGAGCACGTGCCAAGCCGTAATGCTCAGTCATCAACTTGGCAAGTGCTTCCTGCCGAGTGACATTTGTTGCTAGCTGCTTGGCCCTGGGCTCCTCAAACCCCATGTCCTTGAGGCGTGCCTTGTTCGCCTCAATGTCAGCATCCAACTCACGCAGGTGATCGTTCGGGTCACCTGTTCCCATGAGGGCGTTGTTGAACTCACGGCGCTGAGGTCCAGCAGATGGGGACTTGAGACCAGCCTCCTGGAACACCTCACGCAGTGGGCGTCGAACCGGGGCCGGTGCAGCAGGTGCCGCTGGTGCAGCCTCAGTTTGCTGAGCAATCTCAGAAGCACTACGCCCCTCAGTGGGGGTACCGCCAATGGCAGGGGCGTGGACTGCCTCGGTGCGTTCCCCCACACCGGACGGGGCACCACCCTCAGCGGCTCGGGCCTGCTGGTACCCAGCGCGTCTGGTGGCCTTGGCAGCCTGTTGGGCGGGGGTACGCTCCGGAACCTGGGCCGGTTCCACCGCTGTGGGACTTGGGGTGGCCGGGTTGACACGGGCACCACGCTGGATCGCCACATCGGAACTGGATGGCACTGGAGGCTCAGCCGGTTGCTGGAAAACACTGCGGCCACCGATGCGAGCTTCCCGCTGCTCCGGGGTGAGGCCTGGACCCTTGCGACCCTCAACTAGGGACTCCATGTTGCGTGGAATGCGGGGGGCCTTCTGGGCATCCGGGGGCTCAGCAACGGCGGTCATGTACCAGCCACCCTGCTGGTCTGGGTACACTCGGGTCACGAGCACTCGCTGACCCTTGTCCAGGGCTACGCCACGGTCGTTTCGGTTTTCACCTAGGTGTGCTACCCGTACGCCTGGGGGTACCGCGATCCGCATGGTGATCTTTCCAGCACCATGGGATCCATCTGAGCCGAGGTGGGTGGGGGAGTAGGTCTTGTCAGCAATGGTGTTGCCCATGAACCGGATGATCCCTTGGGGGTCATTCTCATTCAGTTGCTCGGGGCGCAGGCCCAATGCTTCCGGGGTGAATGTGCGACCAAGGATCAGGCCCTCAGGAGTGGGGGCCATGTGGCTGTCCATGATGTCCATGAACTGCTTGGTGGACGGGTCAATGTCATTGTTACGAATATGGTCAGAGGCTTCATCCCAGTCCATCCGAACCCGGCGCATTTCCAGTTCGTTGAACCGCCTCTTGCTCGCCATGTTGAAGTTGAACTGAGCAGCTTGACCATCGGTCTGGAACGTGCGGGGTTTGAAGTTCTTGATTACGCTGTCAAGCCATGGGGCAAGCTTGAACTTCTTGATGAACCGACCATGCCACCCGCGCGGGTGAAGGTTCGGGTCCCACAGTGCCCCAAGGCCAGCCATGTCACTCTCCCAGCAGACCGTTCTGAGTTGTTGGGCGTTCCACTACCTCGTACCGTGCGTCCATCTCGGCCGCTGCCAACCACGCCATCGGGTCACCGGCAGCAGCATCAGTAGCTGACTCCCCCCCACCGGCTGGTGATTCAGTCGGTGCGTCCGCTGGAGGCGGGGGGACCTGCCCCGGGGGTGCCTGAACAGGGGCCGAGTCCTGTGGAGGCGGTACCGGGGCAGGTGCCATGGGTGCGGTCACAGGCTTGCAGCTTCCTCTTGATCGGCTGCAAAGATCATATGCAATCTAAGCTGCCGTTCGCGACGCTCATAAATCTCCTGATCCTCCATCAGATCCTGGAGACGCTGAGCCCGGTAGTCAGCCGTGTCCTCCTCATCCCAGCCCGCAGCAGCAAACGCATCAGAGACAGCATCCTGAATGATCTGACCCACGCCAGTGGGTGGCGGTCCGGCGTACTCGAACTCGTCTTCCTCGAACCACACCGAGCCAGCGGCTACAAGGGCGGTGCGTTCGTCGTCTTCCATGGAGTACACCGGGAACGCTGGGGCATTAACAGCCAAGGCGGCAGTAAGTTCCAGGGACCCACCTTCACGCCGCCAGTCACCGCTGAGCGGGGAACGACGAAGCTTAGCGATCCTTTGGGGTGTTGCCTCAGGGACAATGGCACCTGAAAACCAGATACCGAACTGGTCTTCACCGCAGCGGATGGCTGCAATCTCATCACCAGTGTTGTCGTAGTGAAGAGCGGCAGCAGCGTAACCAAGGTTGATACTTGCGTGCCGGGTGTCCATGACAATCTTACCGGTGTCAATGACCTCACCTTCTGCTGTGAGCACAGACCCCAGGTGGAACGGCCGGTACTCCTGCTCCGACTTGGGGGCCATCACACACTCCCGCATCGTCACGTCACGGTGGCACTCGTTCCAGGCAGCCAGGTGACCGAACACGTGCCCATCCTCGGTGACCGTGAGCTTGGTCTTGCGGGTCAGGTTCGGGTCGTCAAACCACGCCTTGGGTGGGTGCACCGGGATGCCACTGGCAGAGTACTGGTTCATGGCCGGCTTGGGTGGCATGGAGGTCTGCTCATCCCCGCCACCACTGTCGGAGATTTCTATACCAGCCTTGGCGGCAGCAGCCTTGATACGCTGCTTGATCTGGGCCAACTGCTTGGCGTTGTAGAACGCCGCGTTCTTGGCCTGGTTAATGTAAGCCCATGCCGCTCTGATGTGGTCAGGGGTATCAATGGGGTAGCGCTTCTGGTTGTCTCGGTAGCCCGGGTCGGCGTACTTCACGTCACCGTAGGGCTCCTGAGCCGCGAACTGATCCATGGCGAGTTGTACACCTTCCTGGGCTGAACGATCCCAAGGCGCCCGAAGACTGGAGTCCCCAAACGACTTAGACATTTCTGCATAGATTTCACTGATAGTTCGGCGGATCTGCTTAGCATCCTCAGGGCTCACATCAGGCAGACCACCATGGGCACCTGACATGAGTGCAGCGGCTGCGTAGATGGCGTGGAAGATTATGGTCGGCTCCCCGCTGATGATGTCCCCGACCGGGAGCCGATAAGAGGTGGGGTCCGTGGGGCTGCCCTGAGGGTTGAACCACATGAACACCTTGCGCATCTTGTTCGGGTCCCCGGCAGCCCATGCGGTGATCCGCTTGACCGCATCGTCGTTGTCGAACACGGCTTCCCGTGGCGCCAACGGCATTCCGCGCCACCCTGAGGTGTTCACGGCGTACTCGTCATACCCTCCCCCTGGCATCATGTCCTTGGGCTGGGGCAGGATCTTCTTTTTCTTGGTGTCGTGGTGACAGCCACAGTCCTCTTCATCGGCATGGTCCATGGCCATGTCTTCATCGTCATCAGGCCAGTCACCTTCACCGTCGAAGACGTACAGCCCTGACTGGGTGAATGCGGGAATGGGGACCAGGGTGGAGCCGCCGATCCCGAACTTGAGCATGTGTTCATGCCCGTTCTCCGGGTTGACGGTGGCTACCACGTCACCTCCGGGGTCCAGGCTTGGGCCAACCACACCCATCTGAGCCAGGTACCGGGCCTTCTTGGCATCGGGAATGATCTTCTCATCAAGGAAGTCACCCCAACCCCAGCAACACTCCTGGCCTTGCTCATCGGGGCCATACGTGAGACCCAGAATCCGACCCACGGTCAGGCCCCCACCGTGCCCCTGGCCCTGACGCTCACGCCAGTCGAAGGGAAGGGGGAGCACCCGGTGGTACAGGGACCCGGACTCGAAGACACGGGTGCGTCGTGGTTCCCCGGTCGGTCTGCCGATGGGGGCCAGGAGGGCAGCCCAGGTGTACTGGCCAAGGTTCGGCTGCTTGTCAATCAGTTCCTGAGCGGCAACCAGGGCGTCCATGGTGGCCGGTGTCATGGCCGCAACGATGCTGTGCCGTAGTTTGCGGGGTTCTAGGGAGCCGTGTCCTGGGGGTCCCCCGGTGGCCTTAGTGTGCAGGATGTTGCACAGGCCCTCGGGATTCTTGGGGAAGTATTTGGTGAGGTTCCTGACGCACCGTTTGAAGTCCCCTGGGATGTTCCATCGGATCTTGGCAGCACCTTTACCGGCCAGCCAGTAACGCTGAAGCTGGAGTGGCATTCCCCGGGCTGGGTTCGGATCAACCACGGGTCACCTCGTTCCCGATGTGAAGCTCACAACGGCAATTGATCACCAGTTCTGGTGGAGCGGATGGATCCCCAGGGAACATCATGGGCACACCGTTGACATAGAAGGGGTACCAGATCGGAATGGTCACCCCATCAACTTCCCGGTGTGGACTGCGCACGCGATTATCGTCCTTGGTGTCCCAGCGCTTGGTCAACTGTCGACCGGTTACTCTGGCCTGTTCAATCCCTGCCGCCATGGTGCCAGCACCATAGGCACGGTTGACCTCGGTCTGGGCAATCACCTTCGCCCGGTTCGGCCACCGTTCCGAGCCTGTGTAACTGAGTACCTTGTCCACTCGTGCCGCAATCTGATCACGGGTTTCGCCTGCGTTCGTTCCATCTGTGATTTCTGCGAATACCAGGTTCGCGACTTCATCTGGAATCCGGACCAGAAGATTCTGTACATCAGCGAGATATGCAACCACGAAGGCGTGACGTGAGACAGGCGGAACGTTAGACGCGGACGACCAAGCATTAATGCCAACCTTGCCGATCTCCGTGAGGATGGTATCCACCGAGTCATTCCAGTCAGGCTGGAGAGCATAGACACCGGTTGGATCAAGATTCGGCGAGCGCGAAACGACCGCCTTGGCCCTATCCATAAAGGCACGTAGCAAACGTGCAATGGTTCCTTCAAGGCGGCTCTCATCATCACGTCGACTCATGGAGGAACCCTGCTCGTGTCAGGTACTCCTGCAACAGGTACACATGATGCGGCTTCTGTCGTGTCAACAGGGTGGTGCAGTATCTGTCCAGGGCCGCGCCGAGGGCTTGGGTGTCCAGGGTCGGGTCCACTTGTTCCGCCAGAAGCGGGAGATGGTCCCAAGCGTTGGCCAGTACCTTATGGGCGTGCGTCTCATCCTTGACCGCAATCTTGGTGTGCAACTCGTACGGCGGACAGGTGAATTCGGATCGATGCTGATTACCAACCAACCTCTTCCCGGCTAGCTCCAGGGCCCTAAGAACTGTCGCGTTACTGACCACGAACACGTTCAAGGGCTGCACGCTCACCGATGCTGTGAGACCTGCCGGGGTCCCTGCCGGTGCTGGGGGCGGGCCACCTGGTGCGTTCTGTGCCTCGGTGATCTCCGGTAGTGGGGGACCTGATGTGTCACTGATCCCAGTGGGTGGGGCCGGTGGCGGGGGGGCACCAGCCCCACCCTGTTGGGGAGCAAAGACTTTGTCAGGTGGCAGCACATCGTCAGGGATTCCAACAACTTGTCGCACTGCCGGGATCTGGAACAGGGCCGGGTCCCGTAGCATCAGTTCACGGACAAACTTCTGTGCGCTCTCCTCATCTGTTGGAGCGTCAGAGTCCTTGTAGTCTCCTGCGTTTCGTACCGCAACAGCAGATACAAGCCCTGCGTCATACATCTCCCTGGTTTCTTTGAGACGTTCCGGCCGGACTGTGAGTGGTGCTGTGTCGAACCATAGAACGTACTTCTCAGGATCTTCCTTGATGGACTTGAGCGCCGGTACTAAATAAGCCTGGGTCAGGGCATCGCAGATTCGTCCAGCCAGTGGCTCAATGTGAATCTTGATCTGACCTTCCATGATCTGCCAGGCACCCCAGTGGTTAGCCTCCCCCGCCCCACTGAGAATGGACGGGTCAATGTCCATAGCTAATGCGAAACGTCGGATCGCTTCAGTGCGTAGCTCCAGGGCCTGATGCGATAGTTCCGACGTGAACTGGACCAGTTGCAACTTGCCCAGGGCGTCCAGTGGCATTTCCACAATGGTGGGGACCACGCCTGCTGCCGTACCTTCACCTTTTAATGAGGCTGAGGCGTAACGCATGATCATCTGAGTCAGTGCTTCAGCACCATCAACAGAGTTGCCCTCTTCATCAGGGAACGAGGTCTCCTTGGGAATAGCCAGGAGACCAGCAGACACAAGCCGTGAGTCAATCTGAGCAAACACGTACCGGGTCAGGCGCTCAATCTCAAACAGCATCGGCATGGCTCCCCGGGTAGGGGAGTCAGACCACATGGTTCGGCGTGGATGAGGGGTCCATACTCTGATGATCATGTCCGTTTCAGGATCAAGCTTCCCGGGGTCCCCCATCATGTTCGTGATCTCATTGGGTCCTGAGCTTGTGTACCGCTTCAACTCCGAGCGACTGAGCACAAACCACTCATCAGACTGCGGATCATCAGTGCTGCGACCAATGAAATAGGCGTCCCCAGCAATGGTCAGGTTCACCCCAGCAAGCCGGATCAACTCCGGACGCCTGGCCGGTCCACCAAGCAACGTGTCAGCAAGGGCGGCAACCTTAGGTTTCTTGGTCTCGGCCTGGACCCGACCGAACTTGTCAACCTCAGCCACATAGAAACGAACCCGAGACAGGGCCGCCCCGATCCAGTTGGCTACGAACCTAAGCTCACCGATGACGTCGTACAGTCTCCAGGCCTCGTTCTGCCAGGAGTCATCACCGAACTTATAGGTGGGCCAGCCTCGCCCCTCCACGTTGGTGATCCGTATGGCTGCGGCCACCAAACCTTCGGGCATGTTCTCGTGCCCTGTGGGTACGGGCACCAAAGATTTTCTGGAGCGGCCAAGAGCCATCAGTTTTCATCTTCCCGATTCGCCAGGAAACCTGTCAGGTATGACGCTGCCGGGATTGCCAGAAGGGCGATCACCCAGCGGTTTGGAAAGAGGGCCGCGATCGGCATGACAGGGATGGCGACCCAGATTGACATACACCAGGAACAATGAAACAACTGTGACGCCAGAGAATTGGCCCCGAACTTGGTGACTATCCACTGTCTCAGAAACACGGTGATCTTGTCTGATACCAGCAGACGGGTGACACGCGCTACGGCCAGTGCCGCCACGACAAGGCTAGTGATCAGCATGTCGTATAGCGTACGGTC